TTTCGCATTTTCTATATTGGCTTCCCGATAGGCCTTAAACTTCTCCCTAATAACCTCCTTATTCTTCTCATAATATTCTTTACCACGTTGCTTTATTGCCTCCTTGTTCTCTTCCGCATAACGTTTGCGCTCTTGTGCAATGCGCTCCCTATTATTATCAGCCCACTCCTTTTTACGTTGCTTTATCTCTTCTTTATTGGCTTCCACATACGCCTTCTGCTTTTCGATGATCTCAGCCTTGTTCGCTTCGTAATAGGCTTTTCGCGTTGCTGCCACAGCTTCAGGGTGTTCTGCCGCATACATGGCACTATACTCTCTCCTCGCCTCCGCGTTCTCTTTTCTGTAGTTCGCATGGTAAGCGTCAACCCGCTCCTTGTTGGCCTGGAGATATTCCTTCTGCTGTTGTAACAATTCTTCGGCAGTCAAATGCGCCTTATTAATATTTAGGCATAGTGGATCCGATAGTGATTGTTTAATATACTCATTCTCTCTCTTTAGGAGTTCATCCCTGGATTTACATTCGACTTCTTCAACGCAGATGATTTTAACATGTTCCCATCCACATCCAAGAATATGCGCATATACTTTGCGCTCTGGAAATAAGATAGAGTGTTGTTTATGGTGATACAGCCTATATTTTAAATCTGTTTTTGTAGAACCTATGTAATAATATTGATCTTCGCATAATAGTTTATAAATCCTACCAGTGTAAGTTGCAGCCGCCATATTATTTTCTTCTACCATTCTATATATATTCCGGTGAGATTTTTTAGGCGGCTGCCAGTACCGGGATGTTTTAAATCTTTTTCATCCTCCGAGGGAGTTATGACGAATGTATCTAACCATCAGACACTACGGATGAACTGCCAACTCAAATCTGCACAAATCAACTCCCAGATCTTATCCTGTATATAGAGCTTATCGCGATTTTTTAGCAGCGGAAACGAGGGCAGATATTCGTCCAAGTCAAGCAGCTCGCAGAATTTGTACAAAACATATGAATATGACAAGAAGTTGCTTCGGTCTTTCGGACAGTTCTTCTGAAACGACGGCTGTATTTCCTTGAACATGTAACGCAACTTCTCTTCGACTTCGCGCGTCATCACGGGCGCATTCTGCCCATTCAGACGATTGATGATATGTGGCACATGCTCATAATACTTGTTATATTTCAACTTCTTCAAAATCTCACGCACCTTCTGCCTCGCAAGCGTTCGATAATCGAGAATACGCTCCTTCTTGAGTTCGGCACAAATGGCATCATACACCTCCTGTGGAATCTCCGTGCTCTCCTTGGCCTGGAACTGCGCGAGCCACTCGTTGAAATGGTTAATACGCTTATAAGCGTAATAACTGACCTCCCGAGGAGGATCCTTGTAACTCGGCTTATCGGAGTCAATAAGAATAAACTGCTGATAGCCACACGATGTGCAGGTAAAAATCGCCTCATTCGCACTGAAAATCATCTCCTTTTCGCACTCAGGGCACTCGCCATATGTGTCATTCTCCATAGCGTTTGCGCTGCGTGCGTGTTCCGGATGAAACTTCAGCAAATACTCCTCCAATAGTTTATCTCGGCGTAATACCTCCCCTGGATTTTGCTTGACCGGTACAACTTCTGTCACGCCCTGTGTGGCCGCCGCCGTCTCCAAGGCAGCGAGAACAGAACCCGCCTTCGCCTTCACACCCGCCCGCTTTACAACGGGCTCCACCCCCCTGTTTATCTTGTCCTGTATTTCATAATAACTATACATAATATCCCCGGCATCCAGAAAATACTCGAGAAGATCATTCTTGTGTTCGGAACGACTCACCTCGCGCTCTAGTTTCTTTTTCTCATTCTGCATCTGTTCATAACGCACTTCGTCCTTTACGGAACTGGAATCGGCCTGTAACTGCTGAATCTGCTGCTTCAATGCAGCGTTATTATCCCCCTTTTCAGATATGGATTGTAGGCGAACTTGGTGAAGACGATCCAGCGTTGTGCGCGCCTCAGGATTGCTTCGTTTCGTCGGACGTATTTTGAAAAAGGCATCCTGTGACATTCCTCCTATAGAGCGTTCGATATCTCTGTTTAGGCTAGGTTCCTTGAAAAACCGGCGCGGAGATCTCTCCAAAAAAGAATGTCCCCGGCACACGGCAGAATTCCCCCTCTTTTTACCTTAAATCGCCTATAAAGCCCCCGGCACACGGATTTTTCCGAAGTTATCCCCCTCTCGCGAAAATTATTTCTGCGGAAGGGGTATAACAAAATGACTGGTGGTGGCTTGATGCAACTTGTTGCTTACGGCGCGCAGGATGTGTACCTCACGGGCAATCCTCAGATTACGTTTTTCAAGGTGGTGTACCGCCGCCACACCAACTTCGCGATGGAGTCTATCGAGAACCCCTTCAACGGCTCTCCTGGCTTCGGCAAGCGCGTTACCTGCACGATCCAGCGTAACGGCGATCTGATCCACCGCATGTACCTGCAGGCGACTCTGCCGGCGGTGACCCTCCAGGGGTCGGACGGCTCTGGCGCGCAGTTCCGTTGGCTCAACTGGGTGGGCCACAACCTGGTGCGCAGCGTGGAGATTGAGATTGGCGGCCAGCGCATTGACAAGCACTACGGCAACTGGATGCACATCTGGAATGAGCTGTCCCAGGAGGCGGGCAAGCAGGCCGGCTATGCGAAGATGGTGGGCAACGTGCCTGCGCTCACCAACCTGCTCGTGCAGGGCGGCGAGCCTTGCGACGATGACTGCGCGGGCGGCGAGCCCAACATGTCCAACGAGCTCCAGAACTGCGCGCCGGCGTACACCCTGTACATCCCTCTGCAGTTCTGGTTCTGCCGCAACCCTGGTCTGGCGCTGCCTCTGATTGCGCTCCAGTACCACGAGGTGCGCATCAACCTCGAGTTCAACGACCTCCGCAACCTGTGCTGGGACACCACGCCCCAGATCACCTCCAACTACCACACGATCCGCGACCGTGTGGCGGCGGCCAACCTCCAGGCGGCGTCCCTGTATGTGGACTACATCTACCTGGACACGGACGAGCGCCGCAAGTTCGCCCAGGTGTCTCACGAGTACCTGATCGAGACCCTGCAGTTCACGGGTGCGGAGTCCATCACGTCCTCCGCGAACAAGCTGAAGCTGAACTTCAACCACCCTTGCAAGGAGCTGGTGTGGGTGGTGCAGCGCGACTCTTTCGTGTCTTGCGACGACACGGTGGTGAACCCCTGGAAGGGTCAGCAGCCCTTCAACTTCTCCGACTGGTGGGACCGCTCCGTGCTGGAGTCTGGCTACTCCGTGACCCGCGTGGAGGGCATGGCGGGCAAGAACCCCTGCGTGACGGCGCTGCTCCAGCTCAACGGCCACGACCGCTTCCAGGTGCGCGAGGGACGCTACTTCAACGAGGTGCAGCCCTTCCAGCACCACACCAACGTGCCGGCGGTGGGCATCAACGTGTACTCCTTCGCCCTGCAGCCCGAGCAGCACCAGCCCAGCGGCACCTGCAACTTGTCTCGTATTGATAACACCACTCTGCTGCTCACGGTCTCCAACAACGCGGTGGGCACGGTGACCTCGTCATCCGTGTACGTGTTCGCGACGAACTACAATGTGCTAAGAGTGATGTCGGGCATGGGTGGGTTGGCTTATTCCAACTAAGCGCATTTCTCGTCACACTCAAGTCATATTGGTTGTTTTTATTTGATTTTTGTATGTGAGCGACGATTACAAAAAGTCAATAAAAATGCAGTTCCCCGGTGAATCCGTGGACGGCTTAAAATCCTTTCGCGTTACTATTTTAGAAATGGCAACGTGTAAGGCAATTGTACAAGAAGGTCCTCGAAAAGGAAATGCCTGTATTTTCCCTCCTTCAGATAATGGCTACTGTGGTCGCCACGAGCGTAATCGCATTTATGACGAAGGTATAAGAGAAGGAAAACACTGGTGTCGCTTCTTTTTTAGAGGGTGTAATACGGAACTCACAACAGCTGAGATAGAGGCAAAAGAAGTTTCTTGTGGATCCTGTAAGGCAAAGTTAACAAAGAAGCATTATCCATGCGAACATAGCGGATGCACCTTTAGAGTGAAAGATCAAGGATTT